AAGGGATTCACACATGGAAAAACGACCTAGAGGCAGACCACGGAAAATCGAAAATACTCAAAAAGTAGAAAACGGCTATTCTGACGCGATCATGGGATTTAATCCAGGATCTCCAGGCACTCAGCTTTCTCAGCTCGATACCCTTTTCATCTCCAATCGATGGTACCTGCTCTCGAACATGAGGCAAGTTCTCTCCGAACTCTATATTGAACATGGCCTAGTTCAAGCTGTTGTCGGTGTACCCGTCGATGATGCACTCCGGGGCGGCGTCGATATTAAATCAAAGCAACTCTCCCCCGAACAAATCGAGCAACTACAAGTCGTAATTGAGCGCGAAGACATTTTAAATAATGTGATCGGAATGGCTTCAAAATGGAATCGCCTATACGGTGGAGCCGGGATCGTCATCATCACTGATCAAGATCCATCCACAGAACTCGATGTCGAAGCAATCAAAAGTGATTCAAAGCTCGAATTCCGAGCGGTCGATCTCTGGGAGCTTTTCTGGGATCTTCAAAATATCGAGGGATTTAATCCACAGCTTCAAGAACATCAATTCACTCATTACAGTTATTACGGGATCAAGCTCCACAAATCCCGGGTCATGAAGCTCCGAGGGATTATCGCTCCTTCATTCATCCGGCCCAGGATGCGCGGATGGGGAGTCTCCATCGTTGAGCCTCTCGTCAGATCCATCAATCAATACCTGAAAGCGAATGATCTTTCTTTTGAAGTTCTCGACGAATTCAAGATCGATGTCTTCAAGCTAAAAGGACTTGCATCCACTCTCGCATCCGCGAACGGAACGGCAAAAGTACAACAGCGAGTATCGGCCACCAATCAAGCCAAGAACTATCAAAACGCGATTACGCTCGACTCCGAAGACGATTACCTTCAAAAACAACTCTCTTTCGCAGGACTTGCCGATACCATGCGAGAGATCAGAATGCAGATCGCCGCTGATCTTAGAATGCCGCTATCCAAAATCTTCGGGGAATCCGCTTCAGGATTCGGATCAGGACAAGATTCGATCGAAAACTATAACTCAATGGTGGAAGGCGAGATCCGCGCAAAGATCAAATTCGACATTCTCAGAATCCTCGAATTTATCTGCAAAAAGGAATTCGACTTCGTCCCTGACGATCTCTCAATCACATTCAAACCGCTTCGCATCCTCTCCGCAGAGCAGGAAGAGAACGTAAAGAATTCTCAATTCAATCGAATCCTACAAGCGAAACAATCAGGACTCATCTCCGATAAAGAATTCAAAGACGCAGTAAATCGAAACAATCTGCTCGGAGTGAATCTCGAAACGGAGACCGATTCCGATCTCATAGCAATCGGTATCGAAGCGAAATCACCAGACGATAATCAAGAAGAAATCGGACAGGCAAAGCTTCCTGCAATGCAGATCGCTACTCGACAGGTCGAAAATGAAATCCAGAACCCGGGCGATATCGACGAATCAGCCTGGGAGCGAGCTAAAAAAGCCTGCATCAAACAATACGGGAAATTAAAGTACGGTGTAGTAATGGCGATTTATAAATCAATTAAGGGGATCAAATAATGGATTTATTCTGGCAACCAGGCGTCACGCTCGATGAAGTAGAAAAGCAAGTCATCCTAGCCGCTCTTAAATTTTATCAAGGCAATCGAACCCATGCCGCAGACTCCCTGGGCATCTCCGTTCGAACCATCCAAAACAAACTTTCTAAGTGGCAAGGCGAGAAACAAGAAAATGATGCTACTGAAACCCATCCTGCCTGACGAATTCGAGGCCGATAAAATCGAGGAGTATTTAAAGAAATTCCTGAAGACGGAATTCTATGCTCCCCTCATGTCCCTGCTCGGCAAGCAAAAGGAAAAGATCGAAAACGCTCCAAAAGATTTAATTAAAGCGATTCAATCTGGACAAGTCTATTATGACCGTGGGAAATTTAAAGGGAAGTTTAACGCCACACTCTCCCAGGAGTTCCGGCGTATTGGTGCCAAGTGGGATCGTTCATCGGGAGGATGGGCGATCCCACAGTCAAATCTTTCCTATGAAATCCGGTCTGCAATATCTCTAGCCAAAAACAAATATTTAACTGTGGCAAAGACCATGCAAGATTTTCTGAAAGACTTCAAGCCCGAAGAAATTGCACAGCGCATCGATGTCACTAAGTTCTTTGATCAGACCACGATCAGGGTAAACAAACGCCTGGAGGATCGGTCAAATGGACTTGTGGTCGGTGCCGACCTCACTCCTGAGAGAAGGAAAGACATTCTTCGAGAATATACGAAAAACTTTCAGCTTTCGATTAATGACTTCTTAAACAAGGAGATCGTCGATCTTAGGAAGAAAGTCGAATCAAGCACTTTCGCAGGGGTAAGATATGACGTTCTTGCAAAAGACATCAAAAAATCCTACGGAGTAAGCGTAAATAAGGCGGCATTTCTTGCGCGTCAGGAGACTAGGCTACTCCAAACGACTTACGAGCAGAGCCAATACAAACAAGCCGGGATCAATGAATATATCTGGCGATGCGTACACAATCCGAAAGACACTAGCCCGAAGCAACACACTCCCGGGAACGTGCGCTATTATCACGGACTAAATGACGGAAAAACTTTCTCATGGGATGATCCTCCCATAGTCGATGCACAAGGAAGGCGCGAGAACCCAGGCAGAGACTACAACTGTCGATGTGTCGCAATTCCTATTGTTAAATTCTAAAGTCAAGACTAAACTAATACCGTGAGGGAATCTTCTTTGGACATTCAAACGGGCTTTATGAATTACGGCTCGACCGAGAATGCTGAATATCAAGGACGCAAAGTCGAGCTTGATAAACCATTCCGTACGCCAGATGGCCCGAAGAAATTCGCGGTCTATGTAAAGAATCCAAAGGGAAACGTCATCAAGGTAACATTCGGAGATCCCGACATGGAGATCAAGCGAGACGATCCCGAGCATAAAAAATCATTTCGCGCCCGTCATCATTGCGATGCTCAACATGATAAAACCACAGCCGGATATTGGTCCTGTCGTATGTGGGGAAAAGAAAAAGTCGGAGAAGTAGGAAAATGAAAGAACAATTCAGCTTGTCTCTCGGGCAAGAAAAATACGGGTCAGTTAAATCAGATTCTAAGAAAAACAAAATCGAGATCAAGCCATACCCATCCGAGATCCTGGAACTCAGCCCAGAAGAACAAAAGAAGCTGAAAGAAAAATTCGCAAAATCTCAAACTCCAAACCCATATAAAAAGCCTGAAAGAGATCCTTACGCTGATTACGGTCACGGGTATGTTGGGATCAAAAAGAAATGAAGATTGAAAACGCTAAAACTCTTCCAAAAGTCTACTACGGCCTACACATGGTCGAAGGCGTCGCGGAATACAAAGAGCAACAAGTAAACAACGGCGAGCCTTATCGCATTCTCGTTCTCGAAGATACCATCAAGCAGATGGACAAATCTTTTGCAGGGCGGCCCGTCTATGTCCGTCATGTCGATGACGTAAACCTGGACAAGCTACAAGAAGAAGCCGCCGGATATGTGGTCAAATCTTTCTATAATCCTACCGATGGCAAGCACTGGGCCGAGTTCATCGTCGTATCCGATGAAGGCCATCGAGCTATCGAGCAGGGATGGAAACTCTCAAACGCATACATTCCAAAATCATTCACGGGCGGCGGACTCTGGCATGGCGTCGAATATCTGAAGGAAGTTAAAGAGGGCGAGTACGAACATCTTGCACTCGTTCCCAATCCTAGATACGAAGAATCAATTATTTTGACACCGGAACAATTTAAAGAATACAATCAACAAAAAGAGATTGATCTCAATAAACTGAGCAACTCTAAAACTAAGGAGAAAAAATCCATGTTCAGCTTTTTCAAAAAAACTACTGTCGAAAATAGCGCAGAATTCGACACGATGTCAGTCGTTCTTCCAAAGAGCGGAGTAGAGAAAACCATTTCTCAAATCATCAATGAGCATGATGAGCATGAGATGCACAAAAAAGAAGATCATCCTATGGCTAACATGGATCACCATGTGAAGATCAATGGCAAGATGATGAAGCTCCATGATGCTATGAAGCACTATCAAGAACTTTGCATGAAGCACGAAGGCGATTCAGAGCACGAGAAGAAAGAATCTCCTGCTGAAGAAAAAGCAGAACACAATGACGAAGCAAAAGAAAAACATCATGAAGAGAAAGCACTTCATGATGATGAATCAGACGCTGAAGCATTGAAAAAATCCCTCGAACTCGCAGAACACGAAATCGAAGAGATGGAACATCTTAAAAAGAATAAGAAGAAAAATGCGGCTCATTTTGATGCACTGAAAAATGCTGAATAG